TCCGCCGGCTTTGGCCCCTATGGGTGAGGCCTGGGCTAAAATAAAAACAATTCCTGGTAATTATTAGATATGGGTGGCGGAGGAGGACCTAGGGACAATTCAGCTGAGGTCGCAAGAGAACAAAGGGCTGTTCGCGAAAAAGAACTTAAGTTTGAGCGTGAAGAAGCCGAGCGCCAGGCAGCGTTTCGTGATGCACAGCTTGCTGAGACAAAGCTTGCAAATGAACGTCGCAATGCGTTAGATCTTAAAGCTGATGCTCGCGCTGATCGTGCTGCATCATTTAATGAATCCATAACGCAGCAACAGATTGCGTATCAAACGCAAAAAGATGCTCAGCTGTTTGGTCTTCAACAACAAGAACTGCAATACGCAGAAGCTGATCGCTCCTTTTATCGCGGTAAAGCAACCCGAGAAGAAGAACGTATCGTTGCTAAGGAGCAAGCCGCCGCTGCTGCAGAAGCTGCTCGTAAGGCATCGGCCCAAGCTGGATACGATCCTTTCAAAACTTCAATTGAAAGTCAGCTGCGTAGCGGTCTAATTGGTTTTACTCAAGCGCAAGATTACCTGCGTGAGTACACAACCAAGTACGATATGTTTGGCAAGGAGGGAGATGTTAATCAGTTTGCCAAACTGTACTCTGAAGAGATTGCACCCAAGCGTTTTGAAACTGGCCTGGGTGCCGCCTACGAAGAAATTCTTGGTCGTAAAGCAACCGAAGAAGAGAAAACTGCTGGCTTGGAGCGCTTCAAGGGCGGTTATTACCAGACCGTTAACGATCTTAAGGAATCTCTTTATAAGGGCCAAGAGTACCAGAAGAAGTTTAACCGCAGCTATCTGGATTCCTATTACGACACCATGTATGGTGACGAAATCAAGGATGCAGGAGGTGTTGGTACTGGTAAGCGTACCTTTAAGTTTGACAAGAGCCTCCTGCCCACTTACGGGGGTGATCTGGCTGCACGCACGAAGGTCACCCTTCCCAGCTTTGCTGACCAGTTTGAAGGCACTCCTGCTGAGCTGGAGCAACAGCTGCAGAACGTGCGTGATTCCCGTCAGTTCTTGTATAGCGCTGGCCTGACCAATCTCCAAGGCGAGATTGATAAGGAAACCCAGAAGCTGAAGAACGAGGGCGCTAAGGAAGTGCAGAAGATTGCGGCTCAGGGCGATATCTATAAGAGCCTGGTTAGCTCGTTTAGTTTCTAGGAAAATATCTCTTATAATTAGTTCATTAGTTATGGAACTGTCATGACTGTTGCTGGTAACACCACTGACGACTATTTTGATATCACAAAGTTTGAGCAGTTGCTTGAGCGCCTGGAAGCATCTAAGCAACGCCAGCAGCGCCAGAAGAGCGTTGAAGGCCGTCGCGACATCTTTGCTACTGGCCTGGCCGGCATGATGAGCAACTTCTGATCTGAGTTACTAGAATGGCTACGACTGCATCCGGTATTGCGGATACTTATAAAACAGATGACTGGTTCGATATTGACAAATATCGCCAGGCAGCTGGTGTAGCCTACGAGTTTTCAAAGAAGAAGATGGAGGAGACGGGTGCCCAAGAACGAGCAACCATCGGTAAAGGAGCAGAAGAGCAACGAACTTCTGCAGAACAGGCCCAGCGTTTCAGGCAATCCGACGAAGAACGCGATTACAACCAGGCCCAACGAGCTTATCGATATTGAGGTTTTCGACCAATGGGTCGATAATCTTGATTCCTCCGTTCAAGAATCCTTTTGTTCTTTTGCAAAAGAGAACAACTCTGTAATCGAGTGCTTCCTGTATGCTCGTTTCCTTGAGTATACCGGGAGCATTGTTGCGTGTGATCTTTGGGTCAATAGCAATTACAAAAAGGCTGATCATCGTAAAACCCTTCTGTATGAGATTGATGAAATGCAGGAGGACATCCGTAAGTTGCGGGATGCCGTTGAGATGGAAGTGGTGAAACGTGACGCAGGTGTAGCGCGTATTGCCAGTATGCAAAAAGAATTACGTGGTGCGATTGCACAGATTGAACAATTCACTGCTTCCAGAGATCGAAAGGGACTGTTGATGGCCGGTGCTGATCGGGCAATTCGTGAGTTGATGTTTATCTTTAAGGACGATCCTATTGAGGGTCCCTTGCAAGAAGCATCAATGAGTGTATGGGCTAGAATGCAACTAGAGGAGTAGGGTTACCCCGCCTAAAATATTATTTAACGAAACGATAGCCATGGGCGCAGAAACACAAAATCAACGTCTGGCCGGTGGTGCTGCAACTCGGATGCGTTCAGCCCAGGCTGCTCGTGAAGGCATTGCTCAACGCCAAAAGGCCATTGAGCTTGCAGAGAAAGCACCGCAAACCGGTGAAGCTTCTATGTTCCCCGGAGAAGCTCCCCGTGGGGGGCAAACGCCTCTGCCCCCTGGTATGGAAGAGGCTTACTTCCGCCGTGGTGAAATCACCCGCGAGCGTGATCGTACCGGTCGTCGCGCAGAAATATTTGCCGACCTCCAGCGCGGCGCAGGCGAGACCGCCGAAGTGACTCCTGGTGGCGCTGTTGAGCGAGGTGCCGGTTTGTTTGGTGCTGCCTTTGGTGGCGCTGGTCAAGGCCGTGGTTTGCGCTCCGGTGTTGCATTTGGCCCTGGCCGCACGACCCGCATGCCAGACCTTGGCACTCCTGAGTACCAGCAAATGGTCGACAAGATTCGTGGTCTTCAGAATCGCTGATTAGGAGAAAAACAATGGGAGTCGGCGTAAATCCAAACCCAAATCAAAATGGCGTTCCAAATAGAACTGTACTTGTTCAAGCTGATGACTTTGGGCGCGGTCCACGCGGTCCACGTTCTCAAGGCGGTAAATCAGGTGATGAGCGTCAACGGCTTGAGCTTGAGCGCCAACGTATGGCGGAACAAATTGCACGAGAACAACAAGCTCGTGCAGAAGCCGAATTTCGTCAACAGCAAGCACAAGCAGAAGCTAATGCACAAGCAAAAGCTGGTGGCGTCGTTGTTCAGCTTGGTAATCGTGGTGGTCGTCAACGCCCCGATCAAGAAGCTCGTCGTCGTGATCTAGATGCAGCGGCGCGTGCACGTCAAGAGCAGATGATTGCTTTTGAGCGTGAAATGGCTGCTGCTAAACAGGCAGAAGAGCGCATGCGTAAAGATGCAAAAGCTGCCCGTGGCATCCGTGGCACTGAAGGTGACGCTCGTCTCCAGGAAGAGGCCAAGCTTCGCCAGGAGCAAGAAGCAATGTTTGAAGCCCGTCTGCGGGAAGCAGAGGCACAGTACCGTGCTCAAGCCAATCAACCGGGTCGCCGCGTTACTCCGAAAGCTGAACGTCAGGCTCAGATGATTTCTGAATTTGAACGCGCACGTAAACAAGCACCTGGTTCTGGCCGTGATCAAGCGATTGCTGAGTTTGAGCGGCGTTTCCAAGGGGAAGGTCAACAGCCCGCCGCTGGCATCACCTCTGATCCGGAAGGTGCCGGTGTTCTGTCCTATCAAGAACTGCTGAACCGTCTGAAGCAGTATCAAGGAGGTATGGCTTGATGTCGAAGGGTAAGATGCCGCCTGAACTTCTTGAGCATTTCAAGAAGAAAGAAGCCAAAAATGAAGATGGCTCTGAGATGTCCGACAAGGAGAAGCGTCGGGCGGCATTAGATAAAGCACGTAAGTATCAAGAACAGAAACGTAAAGGAGCAAAGTAATGGGTGGCGGTAAGGGCAAACCAGTGCCAATGGCTGGCAAGATGTTGAATGATGAGTTCATGCAACGTGCATCTGCTGCCCGTACTGCTCGGATGGGCAAGCTCCGGGAGCAAAATGATGAGATCTTTCAGACTCTTCTTTCGTCCGGACAAAAGCCGTACACTTCTCCTTACGAACCAGAGGATTTGAATGCTCCTATGAGCAGCCAAAATCCCAACGTGTTTGATTACCGCAAGTTTTTTAATACCAATCAATTTGGTTAAGAGCCATGGCGGTAAACGAGAATCTATACAGTTACATATTCACGCGCTATGGCATGGGTGCTGCCGAATGGTATCGCAGCAATCCAACCAAGCCGTCTGGCGCCAACCCATTTCTTCCTAAGGGTGCGTATGTTCCGCAAGCAAAATATGAACCTGATAAAGGAGCTAAAGGCCCCCGTGGTGAAACCTTAGCCAGTGTTTCGCCAAAGATTATTGAAGAATCTATTATTGAGCCAGCGCCAAGAACTCAAGCCCCTGTTGAAACAGAAGATCAAAAGTTTGAGAGGTATTACAACCAAGCTAAGCAGCAGTTTAACGAATCCCAGAAGGGACGCCCCTCATTGGCTCCTGGAGAAATTGCTGCTCGTGGTCAAAATAATGTTTATTATGATCCAACGTTTGGTGAATATGGTGGTTATATAACTAAAGAAAATCTAAGTTTTAGTCCAAGTAGTGAACTATATAAACGTTATGAAGATGCACTTAAACAAATTCCAATTCCAACTGATCCTTCAATAATTGGCGCTTATGCTTTAAAGAATAAAACTATTGCATACAGTCCAGGATCCACAACCGCATCTTCAACCTTTAATGATCCCGGCACTTTGGCAAGAGCCAAGGTATATGAAGATGCTCTTGCGGCTAGACAAAAAGCATTTCAAGATATTTATCAAACACCGTTATCCCAATTACCGTATAAAAGTTATTCCGAAGCGAAACAAAAAAATGTATCCCTGAATGATTACCGGGCAAGCCTTGCTAAGCTTGGTATAGAAATTCCATTGACAAGCGGTCCTGGCGGTTATTTTGTCCGTGGGGCAACTCCAGAGGATTACGAGGTTCAAACTTATGGGGTCGAAAACGTAGGCCGTCAAGATTATCGTCAACAACGTGTAAATTCAGCAATCGCTAAAAATCTTGAAATCTTGCAACAGCAAGCGGCATCCGGGAATCAAGATTCTCAAGCGTTTTTAGATCAATATACTTCTCAAGAAGAAACACCGGCGGCACCTGAGACAGGACCTCGCGGTGAGGAAGTTGAACCAGCTCGTGGTCCCCGTGGAGAAGATATGGGGGACATTGCTGCTGAATATGGAGCAGGCTTCGCTAAAAAACCTAAATGGATGATTGAGTTAGAAAAGGAATATAACAAGGTTAAAGACAAACCATTTAGTCCAGGTAGGCCAAAACCTGGTCGGGGCATGGGCGATACTTGGGAAGGTCCTGTGCGAGAAGCACAAGCGCCTGCGTTCGATGAACAAAAAGCATTGATCGCAGCACAGGCAGCTGGTTCCTACCGCAAACGTGGAGATGTGGAAGATCCTTTCAGATCCGGAGCTTTCGGTTAGTATTTAGTAATACTCTGAATCAGTTCTGTGCCTTCATACGTTCATCTTGCGTATCGTCGTAATGCAAAAGCTGCTGCGCAAAAATACAACGTTAAGCCACAGAAGAACGTAGCAAATATCGAGCGTGCTCGGGAAGACTTTAGTTACTTCTGCGAGTACATGGATGAAAAGAAAAAACCTGCTAAGCATCATCTGGACTGGCACCGTTATTTCATCACGGGTGAAGACAGCAGCTGCTTGATTAAAATTGCTGGTCCCAATATTGATCTTTTAGCTCCACGGGGTTCAGCTAAAAGCACGGTTCTAGGCTTGCTTACAGCTTGGGCAATTGGTATCCACGCTCAAGCCAAGCTCCCGCTTCAGATTCTTTACCTTTCGTATACGGTTGATATTGCTCGCTCCAAATCGGCCACCATCAAGCGCATCATTGAGAGTAAAAAATACCAAGAAGTTTTTCCCACCGTACGCCTTCTGAAGAACGTCACTAGCAATGAGTATTGGTCCATTGACCATAAATTTGCTGGTATTGACGTAACCGGTGATGAACAATTTACACTCTGCGCTGCTGGCCTTAAGGGTTCGGTGACCTCCAAGCGTTCTCACCTGGTGATGATTGATGACGCCATTAAATCAGCCGCAGATATCTCTAACCCTGACATTCGAAAGATGATGCAAGATAACTGGAATGCGGTGATTGCACCCACCATGTTTGAAGGTGCTAGAGCCATCTGTCTTGGTACCCGATTTAGGCATGATGATATTCATGTCACGACATTCAATGAACAAAATAATTGGACCCAAATTGTTCTTTCTGCTATCCAAAATGATCCAGTAACAGGAGACGAAGAATCTTATTGGCCTGAAATGTGGTCACTGGATTATCTAAAAGAAAAGAAACGGCAGGCACCTATTGCTTTTTCGTTTCAGTACATGAATCAGATCGTTCGTCAGAATGAACTCTCTCTTGCTCCTGAACTGATTGTTAAAGCAGAAATTTCAACAGAGTTTGACACCCTTGGCATTGGGGTTGACCTATCAGCTGGTGTCAAAGAAAAGAATGATTACACCGTCATGATCTTGGGTGGCCGCATTGGCGACCGTATCCACATCATTGATTACCGGCGTATTCGTGTCATGGGCAATCTTGAAAAACTAGATGCTATGAAGGAGCTGCTCAACGATTGGTCTGTTATTGGAAAAGATGATAATGGAAATTATTTTCCAACGTACTCCACTTGCGATATTTGGTCAGAAGCCGTTCAGTACCAGGCCTCTCTCGAGGCTGATTTCAAACGGGTTTGCCTCAATAACGAAGGTCTCTACAACCTGATTTGGCATCCAGTTAAGGGGTTCCGTGCTGATAAGTTGGCACGCTTTAGGGGAATTATTGGCATGTTCGAGGATCGTAAAATCATTTTTAACCGTTACCGGAACTTCACAAATCTCTTCGAGGAACTCACGAATTTCGGCGTCAGTAGCCATGACGACTGTGTTGATGCTTTGGTTTGGTTGGTAACCGGACTTGCAAGAAAAGGTCAACTGCATCTTGATTTTTAAAATTAGAATTAGAAAAAAGCAATTCCAAAAGTCGTGGGTCCCGAATACATTGCTCTAGTTTTGACAACTATTGCTTCTGCGCTGAGCGGTGGCACCTGGGTTGCCAATAAAATTCTAAGCCGTCAGAACCAAGATATCCAGCAAGCTTTTAATTACACCAATTCACAAAAACGTAGGATTGACATCTTGGAAGATCAGATTAATCGCATGCCGTTGGATTACGTTTTGAAGGTGGACTTCTTAAGAGAAATCCAAGAAATGCATGATAACTTTCGCGAAATTAATAATAAGCTTGATAAGCTAATGGAAAAGCTTTTGACAAAATGAGCTACATCCTTGAGGTGGAGGAAGATGAGAACGGTGAACAGTTTCTCACTTTCCCCGAAGAACTGATGGAAGAGCTGGGCTGGAAAGAAGGCGATATTCTTAATTGGGACATGCAAGGTGATGGCATCCACATTTCCAAGGTTGCCGATCCATCTTTGTATGAACTGGAAGAAGACGAGTAAAATAAAAAAATCGAAATAGAAGGACATGCTTTATACCACGCAACCAGGTGGATTTTACGGCGGCGGCATGGGCAACGAAGGCGCCATGCGTCCCCCAGCAGTTCGCTTCAATCCTTCTCAGTTGAATGTCCAGCCTGGTCCCGGCTATCTCAATTCTCCTGGGTACAGTCCGTTCCGTCAGGATCAAGATCGTGACCGTTTTATTCTTCACGATCCTCGCTCTGGTGTAGCCGGAAATCCTTTTGGACCTGCATTCCAAATCCCTGGTCAAAAGCCCGGTGGCCAGCCGGTTCTTCCAGGCGAAAGCAAAGAAGAGGTTGAAGGCGTCTACGGTCGCCCTGGTCCTCAGCCGATGCCAGGTACTTCCCCCTTGGGACTCCCTATGGCGATGGGTAGCAGCAATCTTCCTAATGCCATTGGCAATATGGCTGGTTTGGCTAACGCTCAATTTTATCGCGGCCCTCAAATGGGTCAGGCACGAGTTGCATGAAAACAAAGAAGCTGATCAAACAAGCGCTTAAGCATCCCGAGTTATACACTCCTGCTGAGCTAAGTTTCTTTGGTCGTTGGCTTCGGAAGAAAAAAGAAGATAAGAAAACTGCTAAGATCCAAAAAGAAAAGGGGCAACAAGTGAATGGCAACTAGCTCTAACGCCAGATTGCAAGAAATCATCAACGCGTACATCGAGAAGGATGGTAACGCTGTTGTTGATACGAGCGTTGTTGCCTCCCACCTGGCGCAGATGAAGTTGTTTGGCATCCGCCAGGGTGTTGAATTCTTCTCAGGCCAAGACAACTTTGGAAATCAGCGCAAGGATTTTATTGATCGCGTCCTGAAGTACAACCAACTAGACACCCGACTGGATTCCATTTGGGATTACTTTTTATGTGATGGCAAAGGACTGTTTTATATCCGTCCTACCAAACAGAATTACAGACTTTATTATTTCCGCGAGCACGAGTACCGCAGCTTTTACAACGTAGACGGTGAGCTGGAGGAAGTGATCATCATCTACAGCTACAAAGTGCGTCGAGGCTTCGGCTTCGGTGACAACATCAATGTCACCAACGTAACCGGTAGCGCCACCACGGCTGACCAAGGTGCCAAGCGATATATCAAACTTTCGATCAAGGCCAAGGTAATTGAAGAAACGCACTCGGAAGGGGAGATGTCTTTCGAGATGCCTTCCTTTGCCAACCCTGGTAAAACCAAAACATTCAAGAACTCCCTCGGTTTTATCCCTTGCGTTGAGATCTTCAACAATCCCAAGGGTTTTTCCATGGAGGGGTATGGCGAGTTTGATTCGGTAGCCAACCATATTGCGACGCACGATGAGTTGGTGCGTACCATGCGGAAGAACGTGCAGTTCTTTGGCAACCCAACTCTTCTGTCGTCTCGTCCCAAGACTGACCTGATGGAATCCGGCACGGATGGTGCCGTTCAGCGTCCGTCCATTGCAGCAAACTCTGGCTTCGGCAGCCTGAGTGCATACAGCCGTTCCACCTTCAAGCAAGATCCCATCACCCGTGGTGTTGACGGCCAGATTCGGGTGCCACGTGTGATTGCAAACCTGGAGCCAAACGATCGTGTTGGTTACATCGTTCCTGATGCCATCACTGGTGACCAGAACGCATTTGCACGTCAGTATCGG